CACACCTACAAATATTCTAATAAAAAAACAATCTAACCATGGCGCAGCAAACGTAGATGCTATTCCTGCCGGGAATGCTACACTGTTTTTACAAAGAGCAAAAAGAAAATTAAGAGAACTTGCATATAATTTTGATGTAGATGGTTATGTATCTCCAGATCTTACTATCCTTGCCGAACACATTACCGAAGGTGGATTAACACAAATTTCATATCAACAAGAACCTAATCAAATTATCTGGGGAGTAAGAGATGATGGTGAGTTAGTAGGTTTGACTTATCAAAGAGAACAACAAGTAGTTGCTTGGCATAGACATATTTTTGGTGGGGTATTTGGAAGTGGTAATGCAGTTTGTGAAAGTGTTGCAACAATACCTACGGATAATTCTGAATATCAAACTTATGTTATTGTAAAAAGAACAATCAATAGTGTGACAAGAAGATATGTAGAATATATTAACAACTATGATTTCGATGAAACAGATGACACAACATTTAATTTTTTAGATTCACAATTAGAATATAGTGGAAGCGCAGCAACAACTATATCTGGGTTAGATCACCTTGAAGGTCAAACAGTTTCTATATTAGCTGATGGTTCTACTCATCCAGATAAAACTGTTAGCTCTGGTAGTATAACTTTAGATCGATCTGCAACTAAAGTTAAAGTTGGATTAGGATATACATCTTTAATGCAAACTATGAGATTAGATGCTGGATCACAAGACGGCACATCTCAAGGTAAAACTAAAAGAATATTTGATATTACAATAAGACTTTATGAATCTATTGGTGTAGAGGTTGGACCAGACTTATCTAACATGGAACGTATTCCATTTAGATCTTCTGCTGACGCTATGGATAGTGGATTAGGAGTCTTTACAGGAGATAAAGAAGTGGAGTTTAGAGGTAATTATGAGACAGATGGGTTTATCTTTGTAAGACAAACTCAACCTTTACCTTTAACGATTTTATCGTTATACCCTAGACTTCAGACAAATGATGGATAATATACTAGATGTAGTGCCGTATGAAGCAGAGCATGGCAGATATATACTATCTAATCAAATGAATCATCCTCTAATGGATGAGGATGCAAAGTTTGATGGAGACGCAATGAATTTGGAACAAAAAGGATTAGCTTATACTTGTATGATTAATAATGAACCTATTGCAGCAGCTGGCATGAAAATGATTTGGAATGGTGTTGCAGAAGGTTGGGTTATTGCAACAAACAAAATTTGGGATCATCCTTTACTTGTTGCTAAAGCTATCAAAAAAAATTTTGCACGACTAGCTAAAGAAAATAATATCAAAAGAGTTCAAACTGCTGTAAGACAAGATTATGACACAGGCATAAAATTTGCTGAGTGGTTAGGATTGGAGAATGAGGGTTTAATGAAACACTATGGATTTGATGGTTCACATCAATACAGATACGCGAGGATATTTTAATGACTTGGCAAACAGCAGTAATAGGTGCAATAGGTGCAGCACAATTTCAACAACAAGGTGCTATAGGTAGATATAATCAATCAATTTCAAATCGTAATGCTGAAATAAAAGAACAAGAAGCGCAAATATTAGATGATAAATTAAATTTAGAACTTTCTCAATTTGATAAAAAATTTGAACAATTACAAGGAAGTCAAGTTGTTAATACTTTAAAATCTGGTGCAGAGTTTTCTGGAACAGCAAGAAGAATACAATTATCTAATTTATATGAAGCAGAATTAGAAAAAGATATTGCTAGATATAATGCAGAAATAGGAAAAGCAAGAAAGTTTGAAGAAGCTAATTTTGCAAGAATACAAGGTCAAGTTGCTAGACAACAAGCTAAACTTGCACAACTTGGAACTCTAACATCTGTTGGAACAAGTTTATTAACAATGAGTCAATACAATGCCTAAGATTCCTACATTTACAGCTAAAGGAGAAATAACATCTCAAACTCCCAGTGTTACTTCAAATTTTCAAATACCTTTATCACAAAATATTGGTACTGCATTACAACCTATTTCTGATTATGTTCAAAAAGAATATATTAAAGAAAAAAAATTAGAAGAAAATAATAAAGTAGATAAGTTAATTGCTGATTCTTATAAAGATAATAAAAATGGTCCAGTAGGTTTTTTAACACTATCAAGTGAAACTGGAAAAAATGGTAATCCTTCTGATGCTTCTAATATTTATGATCAAGGAGTAGATAAACTATATAATTTTATATCATCAACACAAGGTCAAAATTTATCTAGTTATGGTAAACAAATTTTTAAATCTAAATTTTATGGATCAGCTGCACAATTAAAATCAAATGCTTTATTAGAATCTAGAAAAACACAATTTAAAGTATCATCAGATATAGATAATGATTTTATAACACAAAAAACTCTTGCACTTTCATCTTTACCTAATGGTTCTGGATTAGATCAGTTATATGATATTATTAATGAAAGATTAGATTCTAATCCTTACTATAATGATCAACCTCAACTTAAAAAAGATGTTAAATTAAAATATCAACAATTTTCTACAGTAGCTGTAGCAAATAATTTATTGTTAAATAATCCATCTTTATTAAAAAAACAATTAATTGATGGTAAATATAATTTACTAGATTCTAATGAAATATTAGAATTATCTCAAAAAGCAGATGTTGCTATTAAAGACGAAAAATTTTCTACATTATCAAATGCTATTGCTCAAGTTGGAATAGGTGATGTTCCTGCAAATGCTTTAAAACAAATTGTTAAAGAAACTGTATCTGGTAATTTTGCTGGAGATAAAAATTTACAAAACATTTATAATTCTTTAACAGATATAGAAAAAAAAGAATTTAGAAGTTTTGCTACAAAAAAAGCTAGAGAAAAAAGAAACGAATTATTATTTGAAATACAAGCAGCAGATGCAGCTGTTAAATTAGAAACAGCTACTTTAATGAATGAAGCTTTAAAAAATGCTAATGTTAAAACAGGAATAGATCAAAATACTATTAAAAATATTTTTGCTAATAATCCAGATATTGAAACTCAGATAACTGATTTAAACACAAAAATAATAAATGATTCACAACAAAACAATATTCCTCAATCTAACTTTGATTCTAATGAAGGAATATCTAAATTGATAACTTTAGATCAAATAAATAATATTTCTGATAAATTTGTTTTACCTAATGAAACAGAACCTAAATCTATTATGGAAAGATATGGAGATGAAACAGATCTCGATGATTTAAAATATTATTCTGATTTACTTTTACAAAAAAATAAAAATCCAAAATTATTTAAAAAAACATTTGAACCATTTAATAGTTTTTTAAATGAAACAAAAAATCTTATTAGTAATGAAGTAATTAAAATACTTGATCCTAAAAGTTATAATAATGATTTAAAAAGATTTAAAGATGATATGTATGAGTTATACATTCAAGGAATTAATGAAGGTAAATCTCCATTAGAATTATTAGATTATAAAAATAAAAATTACATTGGAAAAAATTTTATTCAATACCAAACAGATAAAAATAAAATTTTTAAAAATATGATGAATAATATAAATTATTCTAGAATAGAAGATTATATTGATGTTGATGAATCTTTAAAAAGATTTTCAAACGAAACACCTTCTGAATATTTAAAAAGAATTAATAAATAATAATGACAGATCTACAGGTTCAAATCAATCAATTAGAAAAAGGTGGATTTAGTCAAAAACAAATAGATTTATGGAAACAAGAAAAGGTAGATCAACTTAGAAAGGGTGGTTTTTCTTCTGAAGAAATAGCAAAAGATTTTGGTTTTGAACCAGTAGATACAAAGCCAATAGAAAAAATTTATGAAAAAGATATAGGTCTTTCAAGAATAAAAGATTATGATGAAATAGAATCTATACAAAAAGAAAATCCAAATGATATTCCTTTATTAGAAGCAGCTGTTGGAAAAAAATTAGATAATGTTTTTGAAAGAATAAAAGCAGGATGGAATACTGGTGTTATTGATTTAATACAACAAGCACATGGAATACCAAACATTGATGGAACTAAAGAAGATGGAAAATATTTTAATGTTGATTTTGAAGATACAGGTTTTCTTGAAAGAAATTTAACTAATGCTTCAAGAATAGCAAAAGATTTACCTTTATATTTAGGTGTTGGTTTACCAGTTGGTTTTGCAACTCGTTCACCTAATGCAGCTACTTTTACATCTGGTGTTGTTGTTGGATCAATAAGAGAAACATATTTAGAAATGAGAGAAAAAGGTCAAGTAGCAAATTGGGAAAATTTTTGGGAAATATTTAGAAATGAAGGAATTAAAGCAGGATTAAAAGAAGGAACACAATTAACTGCTGCTGCTAAACTTGGTGGAATTAGTGATAAGTTTTTACCACAACTACTTGGCAGAGTTGCAGGTTTTGAAGGAGCTGGAGCAATAATAGAAAGAGAGTTACCAAGTAAAGAACAACTTACAGATTCTATAATTTTATTTGGAGCTTTTGGTTTAGGAGAAAGAGGAGCAAAAAAAATTCCAAACATAATAAAAAAAACTGATCGTGATGCAGTTGATTTAGCTGCTGATTACAAGTTAGACAAATCTGTTAAACAAGATTTAGCAAGTAAAAATTTAGAAATACCAAGAGCTGTTAAAAAAGTTGTAGAAGATGTTACTGGTCAAAAAATAAAACTTGATGAAAAATTTTTAGAAGGTTTAACTTTTAGTGAATCAGTAAAAACTATCTTATCAAAAACAAAATTTGAAAAACCTAAAGACAAACAAAATGTTAAAGATACATTAACAAGATTATTTATAGATAGACTGCACCCTGTTTTAAGAATGGTAAGAAGAGTTGAAGATGCTAAAAATACTAAAGGTGAATTAAATATTTACGAACAATTTAGAATATTAGTTGGTATGACAAATAGAGCTGGAACTTTCATTGATAGAGCAACTCAAACAGTTAAATTAGAAAACAGAGGTAAATCTTTAAAGCAAGTATTAGAACCATTAAAATTTGAAAAAAATAAAAAATTAAATGAACAAGGAATTAAAAAACAATATGCTGAACTTAATGCTTATCTTATTGCAAGAAGAGCTTTAGAATATGATAAAAGAGGTTTTGAACATCCTTTTGATTCAGCTGCAGCAAAACAAACTATAAAAGAATTAAAAACTAAATATGATCCTATAGCAAAAGAAATAGATATTTATAACAGACATCTTCTTGAATATGCTAGAGATTTAAAATTAATAAGTAAAGAAGCATTTGATGCAATGGTAGAAGCTAATAAAAGTTATGTACCATTTTCAAGAGTATTAGAAACTACAGCTGGAGAAAAACCTTCTCCTTATGGTGGTGTTTCAAATCCATTTAAAAGAATAAAAGGCGATAAGGCTCTTGATGTTTTTGATCCTATTGAAACTATATACTCTAATACTTTTAAGATTGTAAAACTTGCTGAAAGAAATAATGCTTTAATTAAATTTTTTGATTTTATAGAAAAAAATAAATCTTCATTTCCAGATATTAATAAAAAAATAGAAACAAAACAAACTAAAATAGAAAGAAAAGAATTAGAAAAAGTATTAGATGATTCTTCTGCAATCAATGACATTGCTATTGAAAATTTTAAAGTATTTAGAAAACAATTTGTAAAACCAGATGGTTCTTCAGTTACAGTATATCGTAATGGTAAATTTGAGGTTTGGGATGTAGGTAAAGAACTTGCTGATGCAATGAAAGAATTTAATCCATCCGAAATAGGAATGATTGTAAAAGCTATTGGAACTCCTGCTAGACTTCTTAGAGCGGGTGCTACAACTTCTCCAGATTTTGTATTTTCTAATATAGCTAGAGACACAGTTCTTGCACCTGTATTTAGTAAAAGCGGTTTTATTCCTGTGTGGAGTTCTTTAGAAGGAGCATTAACAATGGTTCTTGCAAAAACAGGAGTAAGTAAAAAAGCAAAAAAAATTATGCAAGATTGGGAAAAATCTGGTGGTATGCAGTCAACTTTAATTTCATTAGATAGAACAGTAAGAGATAAGGGTGCATTTGAAATGTTAAATGGACAACAAATAAGAAATAAAGTTTTTAATCCTATAGAAATATTAAGAACTATTTCAGAAGTTGGAGAAAATATAACTAGATTAGGAGAATTTCAAAAAGCATACAAAAAAGCTGGTAAAGAAGGTTTAAAAGGTAGAGAGCAAATAGAAAGAGCTGGATTTGAATCAAGAGATATTACAATAGATTATGCAAAAATGGGTGCATATATGAAAGGATTAAATCAAGTTTCTGCTTTTTATAATTCAAGACTTCAAGGTTATGTAAAAATTTATGATGGTTTAACACAAAGACCAGGTCGAGCAATAACAGCTATAACAGCTGGTATTATATTACCTTCTGTTTATTTTTGGTTTGCTAATAGAGATAATGAAATTTATCAAAGACAACCACAATGGGTTAAAGATAATTATTGGGTGGTTGTTGTTGGTGATACACCTTATAGAATACCAAAACCATTTGATCTTGGTGTGGTTTTTGGAACAGGTACAGAGCAACTATTAGACTGGTGGTTAGGTAATGATGCTAATGCAAAAAATGATTTAGCAAGATTTACGACAGAATTTGTTCTTACACAATTAAGAAATTTAAATCCACTTCCAACTGTACTTACTCCTGTTGCAGAACAAATTGGAAATTATAGTATATTTAAAGGTAAGCCATTAGTTCCAGATTATATGGATAGACAACTTTTAGGACCATATCAATTTAATCCATATACAACTGAAACATCTAAACTATTATCAAGAACTTTAGCAGCAATAATAGGGGATCATAATGCTCCATCACCAATAGTTTTAGATAATTATATTAGAGGTTGGACTGGTGGATTAGGTAATTATTTTATGATGGGTGTTGATAAGGCATTAATAGAAACTGGTATTATAGATGATCCAATTAGACCAACAGATTCATTAACAAAAATACCAGGATTAAGAGCATTTAATTTAAGAGATCCAAATATGCAATCTGAATTTATTACTGATTTTTATTCAGAATATAATAAATATAAAAAATATAAACCTACTATTGAAAAACTTAAAAAAGAAGGCAGCTTTAAAGAAGCTGCAAAAATTATTAAAAAGAAAAAATTAGTTGATGATAATATTGCGGTATTAGAAAGATATAAAAAAATAATAGATGAACACAATCAATATATTAGAAAGGTGTACAATATGAAAAATATTGATTCAGATCAAAAGCAACAAATTATAGACGATATGACATTTGGAGCTATAAATGTAGCTAAAGAAGCATTAAAAATATTGTATTATGAATCTAATAATGATAGTTGAACAAGATAACAAATAGTAATATAGAGAATTAATATGACAATATCATCTACTACAGTAAAGAACTCATATTCTGGAGATGGGTCTACTACCCAATTTAATTATACATTTAAGATTTTTGCGGACTCTGATTTACAGGTTATTATAAGATCAGCGGCAGGAACTGAAACTGTCAAAACAATAACTACTCACTATACAGTAGCAGGTGCAGGAAATACTAATGGTGGAAGCATTACTTTCACTTCTGGTAATATTCCAACAGCGACAGAAACAGTTGTGCTTAGAAGAGCAGTTCCGCAAACACAAGCGATAGACTATATCGCTAATGATCCATTCCCTGCGGAATCACACGAAGAGGGTCTGGATCGTGCAGCTATGACAACTCAACAAATACAAGAAGAGTTGGATAGAGCAATCAAACTTTCAAGAACAAACACAATGACATCTACAGAGTTTACTGTAGGTGCAACTACTCGTGC